GTGGGGTGGGGCGAGGGCAGAGAGAGGGGAGAGAAGACAAGAAAAACCCTCATCCGCTATCTCCACCCTCGGAACGGTCCAGAACGCCGATTTGATGCCTTTCCGCTCGTTTACGGGGCATTCCGTGCGGGAATCAAAACCGAGAAACGCACTCAGCACCCTATGGCCAACACACTCTCAGAGACAACCAACAACCAACCAACCACGAAACAATGAAACTAACTAAACAACCGACGAATACGAGCAAGATATATATCGAACCGAAGAAAAAGACGATGACGAAAAAGACGACGAAAAAGCGAGTGCACATTCCAGACCTCAAGCCGCAGTGGATCCGGATCCATGACGCAATCCGAGTCTCGGGCCTCTGCCGCAGTTCGATCTACGAGCTGCTGAGTTCCGGGGAGGTCGATAGCTTCTCGCACCGGAAAAACGATCGGGCAATCGGTCAACGACTCATCTCGTACGACAGCCTCGTGCGTTACCTGTGGCGTGCGTACAAGGCCTCACTTAAGCGCGAGGAGACGCAGTCATGACTTACGATGCACTCGTCAACAAACTGCTCGCGCTGCAAATGGGCGACCAGCAGCTGCACATCCGTAAGCTGGAGCGGGAGAGACGGTGGACCCGCGTGGATGACACCCCGGCACCCGTCGGGCAGAGGGTCCTCGCGTGGGATGGCCACGAGATCACCATCGCCACCGGGGGCGAGATGGGCAGGTGCACTCACTGGCTCGCTCTTCCCGCATCACCGGATGAGTTCCGCGAGCTGACCTTTGATTCCGAGTTGTTCGACGCGGTATTCCCTCCACTTGGCAAGACCAAACCGAAGGGCAAGCGATGACATAAACAAAGGGATGCTAGGCTCATGGTATTAGTTGAGATTCCAGAGCAGTCGAACGGGATGACCGAAACGGGTCAAAACGGTCAAAACTGTCCGAAAAACGTCGAAAATCGCGGTTTTGGGTCCGAAAAACGCCCAAGGAATCTTTTTTTTGTCCGATTTGTGTGTCCGGGGGTTCGGATTCGGGGAAACCGTGATTGAGGCACATTTACTAGTGTAACAGATGGCGAATAAAGAAAACTCAAGGCTACCTAATAGGCGACTGCGTCAAAACCTCCCGGGAGAGTACGCAAAGAGCATGGGCGAACTGGCATCTCGTTTCTCGGTGTCACGAGTGACCATCCTTCGTTGGCTCAGGCGTGGAGCACCGGCCGCCAACGCGTCAGGATTTTACCCGATCGAACTGTGGACCGAGTGGGTCGAGCAACACGGTAAGGATGTCAACTCCGAGGATGACCTCGACAAGAGCCGACTCACTGCTCGGCAAATCTCGCTAAAGAATCAGAAGCTAGAACTCGAACTGCAGCAAAAGCGTGGCGAGTTAATCCACCGCGACGAGGTCAGGATAAAACTTTACCAGACGTTCGACACCTGCCGACGATTGCAAATCAAGCTGGGGTCATCACTCGCTGCTCGGCTCTCTGGAATGAATCCCGCGCAGATAAAAATAGAGATTGATGAGGCCATCTCTCAGACTTACCGAGAAATCCGAGCATGGGCGGAAGAAGAGGCAAAGCGAGATGCTCAACAAGGCAAGGAGGAACAAGGTGTTCTTTGAGACGGTCGCAGAAATCTTTGAGCCTCGTGATCTTCGCCACCCGTGGCAATGGGCCGAAGACCACATCGTCATCGACAAGCAATCATCCATCCCGGGGAGGTTCCGTGCCGACACCGCGCCATGGACCAAGGAGATCATGGAAGTGTTCGCCGACGACAGCATTCGCGAGATCTCCATCATGTGCTCCGCTCAGTCGGGCAAGACCCAGACCATGATGATCCTCCTCGCATGGGCCATCGCCGAGGATCCCGGACCCGCCATGTGGGTGCTCGCCGCTCAGGACGAGGCCGAGGACTTTATGCAGACCAGACTCCTGCCGACCCTAATGGACTGTCATACCATCAAGCGCATGATGCCCAAGGAGCGGTCAGGCAAGCGGAAGGGGACCATCGACTTTGCACCGATGACGCTGATGGTCCGCGGGGCTGGCTCACCCTCAAAGCTGCAGTCAGTGCCGGTGCGCTGGCTCATCCTCGACGAGGTGCGCAACTACCCGCCCGGGGCGTTGGAGATGGTCCGCAAACGGGTCCGCGCACAGTGGAACTACCGGATCGTGCAGATCAGCACCCCGCTCTTTGAAAACGACGCGGTGCATCAGTCCTTCCTCGACGGGGATCAGCGAAGGTTCGAGTGGCCGTGCCAAGCGTGCGGGATGTTCTTCTCACCACTCTGGGAGCATGTTGAGTGGGAGGAGTCGGAGCACACCAAGACGCCGGAGGGAAAGTGGCTCTTCGAGAAGGTGGCGGAAAGCATTAGGCTGAAGTGCCCATCATGCGGTCACGGTCACACCGACGACCCCGTGACGCGCCGCACCCTCGTTGAGAATGGCCGATGGGAGAAGGGCAACCTCATCGCACCGAAGCACAAGGTCAGCTTCACGTGGTCTTCCCTCGTACCGTGGTGGATTCCGTGGAGAGAAGCCGTCGAGGAGTTCCTCGTGGCCAAGAGACAGATGACCTTCGGAAACGTCATCCCGATGCAAACGTGGAAGTGTGAGACGATGGGCGAGCCGTGGGTCAGTGATCTCAAGGCGGAGCAGTTCGGGGATGACCTGCGAGGAAGTGACTACAAGCTCAAGGAGACCACCGGGGGACGTGTCTTTCTCTCCATCGACGTGCAGTCCTACGGTCTATGGTTCGTCGTGCGGGAATGGCACCCCGGGGGAACCTCTCGCCTCGTGGACTTCGGGAGTGCGGTCAGCCTCGCGATGATGGATGACGTGGTGGCAAAGTACGGCATCGCGTCGGGCGATGTCATCATCGACTCGGGATTTGATACGCAGACGGTCTACACCGAAATTGCGAAACGTGGCGGAAAGTGGAAGGCGAGCAAGGGCCACGACTCGGTCAATGGCTACATGGTCAACAACGTGCGGAGGCCGTTCATGTGGAGCAAGGCAGACGCAATGCTCGGCCAAGGGCAAAAGCGGACCATCAACCTGCTCGTCTTTTCCAACCCGATGCTCAAAGACGCACTGGCTCACCTCATGTCAGGCAAGGGTCCAGCGTGGGAGTTCTCCCGTGAAGCCGGGGATATCTACCTCGCGCAGGTCACCTCGGAGCGACGAGAGGAGAGGGTCGATGCTCACGGGCGGGTCAGCCATGTGTGGAAGCAGATTAGGAAGGATAACCACATCTTCGACTGTGAGGTGCTGCAGGTGCTCGCCGCACTCGCCACCAAGTTCATCGGGTCGAGCGGTTGATGAGTCACTCTAAGGTGATGGCCGACGAGATTGACTACCAAGGGATTTTCCGAGCGATGACCGCCGCAGAGTTGGCGGAAGCATACGCAAGGCTCAAGGCCGAGTTCGCGGACCCCTACACCTCGGTGTCGTCAGCAGGTACCTCGTCCCAACGCGACCGCGTGCAGATCGCCAAGGAGCTGGCCGCGTGTGCTCAGATCGTCACCGAACGCTCACGCTCGACACCTCGCAACCGAGTGCGAGCATCCTTCAGCAGATGAAACTCATCCGACGAATCCGCAACGCTGTCAGGGCTTTTCGCTGGGAGGGCGCAGAGCCAACCGAAAGCCGAGCGCAGACCCCATCGAACTACTCAAACCACGCCGAGAGTGCATCGACCAACCGCGGCCGAGTGCAACTCATCTGGGAAGCTCGGGACCTCGAGAACAATCACCCGCTCGTCTCTGGCATCCTGCGAAAGCTGACGCTCTACACCATCGGCTCTCTGCGATACCAAGCGAGGACGAGCGACCCCGCGGTGAACTCCGCGTTTGAAGCCTACTTCGCCGAATGGTGCAAGCGTGCCGACTTCTCGGGCCGCTTCGACTTTCTCAGCCTGATGCAGTTGGCCTTCGTCTCGTTCGTTCGGGACGGTGACTGTCTGCTCGTCAAAAGCCTCACCGATGACGGGCCGCGCCTGCAACTCATCGAGGCCGACCGCATCGGCAACCCGTACCACTCGACGGTCGCCGACGATCTCATCGGGGGAATCCGGATCGATGTCAAGTCAGGCAGACCAGTGGCCTACCAGATCACCCGCCGCAGCATGGGCGCATCCTACGTTGACGAACAGGAAGTTCCCGCCGAACGGTGTCTGCATTTGTTCGACCCGCAGCGCCATGACTCTTACCGTGGCGTTTCCGCATTCGCGCCTGCCATCGCCACCTGCAAGGACATCGTTGAAATCCTCGCGGGAGAGAAGGACGCGGTGAAGTGGGCGAGCAGACAGACGGGCGTGGTGAAGACACCATCAGGCGAGGGTCTCGGATGGGACGAGCAGACGACCACCGGGGGATCCATTGAGCGCATCACCCCGGGCACCATTCACTACCTCAAGCCGGGAGAAGAGGTTACTGGGTTCATGAGCAACCGTCCGAGCGTTACGTTCACGGGTTTCCTCGAGTCGCTGCAGCGCCATCTGGCCGACGCTCTCGGCCTCCCGTACGGGTTTTTCATCGACCCCTCCAACCTCGGCGGGGTGACTGCTCGTCTCGACTCTCAACAGGCCGCGAGGGTCTGCACTCGCTACCAACGGATTCTCACCAACCGGATCCTCGACCCCATTCTCGAGGCTGTCATCGCGTTCGGGATCTCGAACGGGGACATCCCGCAGTCTTCCGAGTGGCGTGCTCATCGCTGGCAGTTCCCGCCATGGCCGAGCACCGACATCGGGCGCGAGACCTACGCAGAGCTGGCCGAACTCAAGCAGGGCGGGACCACCTTCGCTGAGTACTACGCCTCGAAAGGCGAGGACTGGGAAGAGGCCTTTGTGCAGTCTGCCAACGAGCGCAAACGTCGTGCGGAGATCTTCGCCGCAGCCGGGGTTCCCGACCCGCTCGCCGCTCTCGCGCCTGACGCAGGAGATGGACAGATGAGTTCCAGCGAAGAATCGACACAGTTTGCTGAGGACTCGTTTGAGCCACCGCAGGCCGTGCGTGCAGCAGCCGCTCGAGCACTCCGCGAGCGTGCCAAGAAACCAGCCTCACAACGCGGGATGACTCCGGTCGGGATTGCTCGTGCTCGTGACTTGGCCAACGGGCGACCAGTCTCTGCCGACACCGTGCGAAGAATGAAAGCCTATTTCGACCGTCACGAAGGTGACAAACAGGGTTCGACGTGGGACGACTACGGGAAAGGCCGGCAGGCTTGGGACGGATGGGGCGGGGACGCTGGTCAAGCGTGGGCGAACCGCATCGTCGAGAGACTAAACAAGACCACCTGATGCCGTACGCAATCCGCAAAACTCCAACAGGTTGGGCCAAGGTAAAAGTTTACCCCGGGCAAGAGTCAGTCGTCTCGCATCACAAGACCCGCGAGGATGCCATCGCAGCGATTCGTGCTTACTACGCCAACAAGCGCAAACTGCAGAACAGAATGAGCAAATGAAGACAACATCATTTCAAGCCTTGGCACCCGCAAGCATCGGGTCCGATACCATCTTCGGCGTCTCGGTCATCACACTCGGAGTGGCCAAGGGGCACGGTCTTCTCATCGATGAGACGACCCTCGCACAGGTGGTCAAGTGCGGCAACGCAGCAAAGAGCGGGATCAAGGTCAAGGTCGGCCACGAGTCAGGCGTTGAGGAGATTGTCGGTCGTCTCGTCAACTTCCGCATCGAGGATGAGAAGGTGCTCGCGGACCTGCAACTGTTCCAGACCTCGCCGCGCCGTGACTTCATCCTCGAGTTGGCCATGAAAACCCCTGAGTCATTCGGTCTTTCAATCTCATTCGAGGGCAAGCCGCAGGACGTGGACGGGGCCGTCTACGCTCGCTGTACGCGCCTTCGCTCGGTCGATCTGGTTGACGAACCAGCAGCCAATCCGGACGGGCTTTTTGAGGCCGCAGTTGATGAGACGCAGAAAGGTGAGAACCCAATGAAGGAAGAACCAACACCCGAACCAATGGCCGAGGCACCCGCGCCGACCGTCGAGGAACGCCTCGCCACGGTCGAAGCAGCGATCTCGGAGATCAAGGGGATGCTGACCGCACTCCTCACAGAAGAGACAACCGAAGCTCCCGAGACACCGGAGGCAGAAGCACCAGCGCAGGAGACTGCGATGAGCGCGAAGGCTGAAGAGGTCGCAGGCGCTGCTTTCGAGGCGGTCGAGGAGAAGATCCTCGGTGCGGTCGAAACCAAGTTCGAGGCACTCGCCGCTCTCATTAAATCATTCGGCACACCCGTCGCACCGGGCGTGGCAACCGAAGCAAAGGCTGACCAGCCTACCGACTTTTCCGAACTCCGGAAAAACCCCGAAGCGTACAGGACTCACCTGATCGCGAAGGGAATCCTCAAACCCTAATACCACAAGAAACACATGGCACAAAACGACTCCGGGTTCAAAGCGTTCGCCGTGGGAGCCTCCGCTCTCTCGGTCGGTCAGCGCGTTGCACTCTCTTCTGGGCTGGCTGTCGCAGCTGGCGCACCTAACGCAACCGCTCTCGGCGTGGCTCTCGGCGACGCAGCAGCGAGCGGCATCGTTACGGTGAAACTCAACACCGCACCCGGGACCTTCGAGATGAAGGCTGGCGGTGCAATCAGCGCTGGTGCTGCAGTTTATCCTGCCGCCTCTGGCAAAATCCTCGCGACGGCAACGTCGAGCAACAACCCGATCGGCATCGCTCTCGAAGCGGCAACCGCTGACGGGGATGTGATCGAAGTTGCACTCGGGGTTCACGCTCACTCTTAAACGAAAGGAACTTCCACAATGTACGCAAACACAGGCGCAGTTCTTCGGGGAGACATCCAACAGGCTGTCATCCAATCAGGCGGGGCCGACTCAGGCCTCATCGGTGGTCTCGTGATGCCTCCGCTCTCGGTGGCCACGAAAGCCGGGCAATACCTCAAAATCGACATCGCGACGGGCCACCTCATGCGGGTGGACGCTGACGCGTCGAAGCGCAACGCTGACGGCTCCTACAGCCGCATCAGCCGTGCGTTCACCTCGGACACCTACCTATGCGAGGATCGCGGGTTGGAAGAGTTGATTGACGACTCCAATCAAGCTGACCTCTCGAGGTTCCTCGACACCGAGGCCACGATCGCAAAGCTGTTGCTCCGCAACATCAAGCTCGCTCACGAGACCCGCGTGGCCGCTGCGATCTTCAACGCGTCGAACTTCAACAACACCACGGTCGGAACGGTGTGGTCCGACAGCGCAGCGGACCCCATCACCAACCTGCAGGATGCCATCTCTCGCCTTCGCAAAAAGGGCGTGGATGCCAACACGTTGGTGGTCAATCTCGACGTGTACAACCTGCTCCGCAAGAACGCGAAGGTGCAGAGCTACATCTTCGGTTCCGTCGGCACGGGCGACCTTCGCAACGTGGACGCTTCGCTCATCGCGGCGAACCTCGGAATCAGTCAGGTCCTCGTGGCCTCCGCTGCTTACGACTCGTCGAAAAAGGGACAGGCCGCGTCGGGTTCGTTCGTCTGGTCCTCGTCCAAAGCGTGGATCGGCAACGTCCAATCTGGCGACTTCGTGGCGGGTGGCGCAGGCCGCACGCTGACGTGGACCGGGGATGCGTCCGATCTCTTCGTGGTCGAAACGTATCGCGACGAGGCACGCCGCTCTGGCGTGGTTCGCGTGCGTCAGCACACGAGCGAAAAGGTCGTGGACGGCACCGCTGGCGAACTGCTCACCATCGCCTAACGCATTGATTCAAAGGGGGGACGGGATACCCCGTTCCCCTTTTTTTTTGCATGGTCCCACCAGTCTCACAGGTTCAACGGTACACCGGACTCGACACGCCGGGGGGACTTGCTGTGCTCGCAAAGGTCACGTTCCAGTCGGGGCCGAAGGCGGTCAACCCGCCACCCATCACCGCCGCTCCGCTCGTGCCTAAAGGTGCGGGAATCTACGACGAGCGAGGACTTCTTCCACAGATCAAAGGAGCCGGCCTCGAGTTCATCGCTTACGCATGAGAACCGCATTCTCCAACGCTCTGCTCCGCACCTTCAACCACGCCGCATCGACGATGGGCGCGACGGTGCTGCTCAACGGGGAGAGCGTGCAAGCGGTCGTCTCTGAGTCGGAATACATGACCCTACCGGAAGATGGCGGTGTCAATGTCGGCGGGGAACTCAGCGTGCGCGTCTCTCGCGCAACCTTCGACGAGTTCGGCAAAGGCGGGGACCCGCGCAGAAACCAGTTCACCATCGACGGGATGAAGTACCGGATCATGACCGTCAAAAGCCTACCGGAGAACCCAATCCTCGAGTTCTTCGTCAGACAGGACCAATGAGCAGCAACTTCCAAGCGGACGTTCAGACGGGCATCGTGACGGCCATGAAAGCCGACGAGGACCTCGCCACGCTGCAGGTGCTCACCTCAGACACCGACGAGGTCAAGGAGACCGCTTCAATCTTCGTCTCGACCGAGATCAACCGCGAGCTGGTCGCTGGCTCGCGCATCTTCATCTTGGACGGTCAGGCTGTCCTTCGCGTCAATCGCTCGGCATACACTTCCGATGAGGCCGCGACCATCAAACAGAACGTGCTCGCCGCGATGCTGAACCCCATCGCAGAGGCAGACTTCGACCAGTTCTCATATGGGTCCGCAAAGGTGCTCGGGTTCGTGCTCGGATCCGAGAACACATCCTTCGCTGACGAGGTCAACCTCGACATCTTCACTTTCAAGATCTGGGCTTATCAACTCACTGACTAAAAACCATGGCAACCATCCACGACAACGGGCAGGACTACGGCACGCTCGGGACCGCGCAGACCCTCACGGGGATGCTGGTCACGCAGTACAACTCCAAGAAAACGAGCGCACAGAAAGAGATCATCGGGCCGAATGGAGACATTCAATCGTTGGCTCTCTACAACATGAAAACGGAGATCACATTTGACGGTTACATCTCTGGCACCTTCAGCGGAACCATCGGCGGTGCATCCGGCACGAGCACCTTCATCGACTCGGTCAACCGGACCTTCTCGGCTGAGGACGTGGCCAAGCTGACCGTGGCGAAGACCGAGTACGCAGGCCTCACATAAACTCCAACAACTCAAGATCATGGCTGAAATCATCAAAGGCACAGCAGTCACCTTCGGCACCGGGGGCGCATCAGCGACACTCATCACGTCCGCGAGCGTGAACAAGTCATCCTCCAAAAAGGAAATCCCCGACGGCAACGGGGGCTTCGGCGCAGTCGTTTACTACGCAGTCAAAGACGACATCAACTTCGAGACCTACGCAGCGACATCACCCGATGTCGGTGACGAGGAGACGCTCCCGAGCATCATCTCGTCCTATGTTTCGGGCCTCGTCATCGTCACATCATCCGAGTCTATCGAGTCGAGTGAGGACCTGACCAAGAGCACTGTCACAGCGGTCGCTTACGCAGGAATCACATCTTAACCACTACCAGCCCCGAGGAGTTTCCGGAAGCGGTGGGCTAAAACCGCGTCTCCTTTCAAAACCGGATTTCACCTTGTCATGAGTACCTCTTTTTACACTACCGGAAACCAGCGACTTGCTGTTGCGCTGGCCACCATCGGCATCCCTCCTCTTGCCGAGCATCCCGTCACAGTCGAGCGACGACTGACAGCAAACGGCACCGAGGAGACCCGCACCACCTTCCACTTCGAGATCGAGGGCCTTTGGCGAGGGTTCGGTGGAGAGCCGCAGATCAGCATCAAGGCCGACCAGATGGCCGCAGCCTACTTCGCGCTGATGCAAAAAAAGCAACCGCAGAACATCGACCACCGGATCCTCGCGGAGCTGGCCGTCATCGTGTCGTGCCTCGAGGTACGCGATGGAATCAATCAGGTCAGGAAAGCCGCGAACCCCGCGCAGAGCTACATCGGCGTTGCCATCTGTGAGAACGCCACCACGCTCAACCGATTCGCTGAATCGACCCAAGAACTCACGCGGCACAAGCTCAGGGGAGGAATCCTCTATGCACCGACTGAGACGCTCCAAGAGGCCATCAAGACCTTCCGTTCATTCACCTAACCTAACCATGCTGACCGACATCCAACACCTCATCACAGGCACATCAAACGCCGCCGCAACCGTGGCCGGAATCCCATGCCGACCGCTCACGCTCCAAACCTTCGCGCTCATGGAGTTGACCGGGAACGAACTTCTCACCGCACCAAGCACACGCATGGCCGACGTGCTCGGGTTCATCTACCTTCACAGCGCACCGCAGGAGAAGGTGGCCGAAGCCGCAGCCGCATACCTCGCCGGGGACAAGGCTCGGATTCTCAAAGAGTCGCTGAATCTGCCATCCATTCCGCTCGCTGACTTGGCCGACATCGCACGCCAGATCCGCGAGATGATCGAGCAGGCCACGGGTTCTCAGGTCGTCATCGAAGGTGCACCGACCGACGCGGGAAACTGAGTAGGGCGGGGATGGTCGCTCGGTACATTCACCACTTCGCGAGTGCATACGGATGGACTCCGAACCAAATCCTCGCCCTCTCCATGCACGATGCCAACGCACTATTCGCCGCCTCGCTCGAGGCTCAAGGCCACCGCGTGAGGCCACTGGTGGATGACACGCACTTAAGTAGAGCATGAAGCTGAACGTCACAGTCAACGTCGAGAACTTCAACCGCACGCTGGCATCCTATGCCGCCGCGTCCAAGAAAGACGTTAAAGCCATCGTGGGTAAAAAGTTTCGCGACGTCGTGATCCGTGCTCGCAAATACCATTTGCAGACGCGACCCGACATCCTGACCGACATCAAGAGACAGAGGCAGGATGGGCACGTAATGATCTCGAAGCGAGTGCTGCAGCGGTTCTCGAAAAGCCAGACACGGCTCGAGGCCGACCGAGCACGAAAGCAAGCCGCCATTGCCAAAGGTGGCAAGCGAGCGGAGAACGCGATGGCGAAGATGGCAGTCATCGCTGAGACGCTCGCACGACGGGCGAACCTGTTCACTCGTCAGCAGGAACTCTGGGAGATGGAGTTGAAACAACGCGAGGCCGCTGCGGGACGAGCCGGGGCATGGGGATGGCGACTCCGTGGCGTTGGCTACGAGAACTTGGTCTCAGGTCATCGCGCCGCAGTCGTCAGTCGCTCGAGCACCGAGACCTCGGCGTTTATCCAGATCACCAACACGAGACCCGGCATCGACCGATTCACCGCTCGGGTTGGGTACATTGACAAAGCACTCGGGGACTCAGCCGCAGACATGGCCGCCTACCTAAAAAAGAAGTTCGGGATAAAACTATGAGCACAGCCACCATCAGCATAGGAGCAGACATCTCGGGGTTCCGCCAAGGGTTGAGCCAAGCCACCGGACAGATGAAGTCGTTCGCCACTTCGGTGGCCTCGGTGGCTAGTGGGCAGGCTCTCTTCGCGGGGTTGCAAGCTGGGATCGGGGCCGTCGGGAGTGCGTTCACCGCGCTCGGTACAACCTTCCGAGATAGCATCTCCATCGCTGGTGAGTTCGAGGCCGTGGTGGCTCAGTTCACCACTTTTTACAAGTCAGCCGAAACCGCACAGGGAGCGGTCGCAGAACTCGCGAAATACTCGGCGACGACATCATTTCAGCTTGGAGAGGTGGCCAACGCTGGCGCAGGTCTCGCCGCCGCAGGGGTTCCAGCGGAGCAACTCAAAGAGAGCATCCGAGTCATCGGTGACATCGCCGCCGGGACGAAGCGACCACTTGCCGAGATCCTGCAACCCTACGTCAAAGCGTTGTCGGTCGGTAAGCTGCAGACCGAGACCTTCCAGCAGTTCCTCGAGCGTGGCATCCCGATTGGAGAGGCGCTGAAGAAAGCACTCAACCTCGACGACGCAGGCCTGCAAAAGTCGCTGACCGCTGGCGCAATCTCAGCGCAAGACATGGTCAACGCCTTGCAGGAGATGACCACGACGGGCCTATTCTCGGGCGCTGCAGCCGCGCAAGGACAGACGCTCAACGGTCTCATCTCGACGCTCAAGGACAACGTCGAAGAGGTGAAGCGGAACCTCGGTCTCGCCGCGTCATCAGGCCTCAAACCGCTCATCGAGTTCGCGCAAGGGCTGGTCGGCAAGTTCGCGCCGCTCGGCACCTCGCTGGGGAACATCTTCACCGCCGCAACGCAGAAGGCTCTCCAGTTCAGTGATGACTTCTCGGCGGGGTTTGGTCGTGCAATCGACACCGCCGTCAAAGCGTTCCAGATCATCGAGGGGGCGATTCAAAACGGCACGCTGTGGGACGTGCTCTCAACCGCTGGCAAGCTGGCTTTCCTCGAAATCACCGAGGCGGGCATCCGTGCGCTGCAAGGCATCGCCGCAGTTTTTGAAGAGGGAAAAGCGTTCACGGGCCTCTCTGGTCAACTGACGTCCGCCATCATCGACGGGATTAAAGGCGCAGCCGGAACCGTCGCTGACACTCTGGGAGATTCGATGAAAACCGCCGCTCAAAGGTGGTTTGACTACGTCATGAGCGGGATCAAACAAATCCCGAAAGCACTCGCAGAACTCGGGAGCGCACTCTTCCAACGCGGCGACACCGCAGGCCTCGGCAAGCGCACTCTGCAGGGCATGGGCGCTGGTGCCATCCCTTTCCAGACCTCGCAGTTCTACGGTGCGCCACAAGCCTCGGGGATGACCTCAGCACAGGCTCAGGAGATGATGGCCGCGAAGGCTGCAGGCTACCCCACGCCGCTCACTCCGGGGGAGGTCCGCGAGACATTCGCAGCGGGGCGCAGGATCACATACAACACCAAGGAGACCGTGGCGAATGGCATCATCACGCCACCGAGCAACGCCGATGCCTATGCCGAGGGCACCCCGGGGCAGGGCATCATCGCCGCATTTGAGCGTGGCTTCGGGCGTCAGACGACGGCCACCGAGAAACTACAGACCCAGAACGAGAAGCTCAGGGTCGAGCTGCAGCGCCTCACCGAGGCCGCGCTCAAGAACGCAACCGCGATCCGCGAGCAGTCGAGCACGCTCAAGAATCAGACGGAGTTGACCGCAAAGACGACTCAGGCCGAGGCGCAGAAGTCAGCCGCCGTCAGGACGGGCGACCAGTTCACCTCGCTGCAAAAGATCGGTGGAGGGATTCGTCGGATGAACCTCGCCGCTCGACCAGCTGCCGAAGGTGGTGACTTCCTCGCCGCCACGCTCAGACCCGCTGGCGGTCTCGGTGGAGGGTTCGCAGCGTCGAAGCGTTTCCTCGAGGCTCAGGCACAGGCACGCAACGTGGCCAACATCCCCATCATGGGACCGATGCAGGGACCACCAGCGCCGGCTCCGGTTTCCACTCCCGAGAGAGCCGCGCAGGTCATCGCTGAGGGGCCGACGACAACAGAACTGCTCAACCGTTTGCCGAGGAGACCATCAAGTGAACTCGGGTTTGGACTTCCGCAGGACGGTGGCACGCTCGAGAAAATACTCGAAGCGATCAAGAGTCAGGGAAGCCTCAACGTACAAGCAACCTGATGTCTACGACTCATCAAAAAGCGTTTGGAGATCCGCAACTCGTGGCCGTCCAGCTCGACTGGAGCGGGGCCATTGAGGCCACCTTTCAGAACCAAGGCGCAGCGGGTTATGCGTGGCCTTTGACCAAGACGGTCAACGGTCAAACGCTTCGCCGCGTCTCGGTCACCGAAAGTTCCGACTTCGTCAACGAGGGGTACATCGTCTCGAAAGCCAACTACCGGGGGAGGGGATTTGGTCGCGATGCGGTCAGCATTGAGGGGACGGTAAACTCGGAGCCAATCACCGCGCACCCACAGTTCGCGAGCATCGCGGGGACGGTCGAGGAACCCATTACGACTGATGCCATCTGGGAGCAGCGCAACGGGGTCAACACGTTCGTGCAGTTCAAGGACGACTCAACCCACGCAGGCATCGAGAACTTCCTTTCAGCGGAGTGGAACGCGACCGTCGAGTGGTACAGCACGACCATCGTCTCGGTGTTCCAACCCGCAACGATCTACGCACTACCAACCACGGAGTGCTTCGAGGACACGAGCGGTTACGACTGGCTCTGTTCCTCGGTCTCGCAGCAACCGCATGGGGGAGCCTATCGCATCTCTGCTCAACTCATCGGAGCAGCGAACTGGCCATCAGAAATCTACACCACCTGACCTATGGCTTTCATCTACAAGGGCACATTGAGTGCAGGCGGAACACTCGCGGGACCGCTCGAGACCACGATGGATGAGTGGGGGAACACCATCGTCACAGCTACATCCGTGAAGCAGGGCAACGCACTGGCCACCCTTGCCGATGCATTCGACGGATTCGACGAGATGGCAAGTAGTTGGGACATTCTCTCGAGGAATGGCACTTACGACATAGGGACCGGACTCACCACGATCCAAGAGACCTACGTCACCTCATACGCATCGCCTACCATCCGACGCTACTCACTCGAGGCGCAGTCAGGAAAAGAGGCCATCACCTCGCATCCCAACTTCGAGACCATCGCCGGGACACCGGACAACCCCAACATGACCAACGCGGTGTGGGTCACGGCAAACGACGCAGCGAAGACGATGCGGTTCGTCGAACTGAAGGGTTCACTCAAAGGCCTCGAGCAGTACATCTCAGGATCTGGTGCTCTCCTTAAAGAGCAATGGATCGACGTGTGGGCCAACATCCAGTTCGAGGCTGACCTCGGAAAGATTCGATACCCCGAGGACTCCGGAATCTGGGGCGGGGCAACCACTTGGCTTTTGGTCGGTGTGACCGCCGAACCGTTCGGCTCTCGGTATAAGGCGACATACACTTACAGACAGGCCTCTCCAACAGCCTCACGCGGTGGGGGATGGTCCACCACTTTCTACTCGTGAGAATCATCCCGCGCCTACTCAACGCCGGGACCGTCGGTGACACGGTCAACCTGATCGCTGACGAGTTGGCGCGACTCAGGATCCAGTCCACTCCTCAAGTGCAGGCGGACGAAACACCCGCAGGGACACGGCTCAGAATCGTCGAGACGGGGCTGCAGTCATGCTTTGTCGCTCACCACACGGTCGGATCGGAGGAAGGGCAGGATGCGTTCGGAAACCCCATCCAAATCGGCACGCTAACAATCGAGGTGCCTGCTAATCTTTTCCTCCCTGACGCCGATGGCCACGAGTTCGACAAGAGGCCTGCAGTTTGGAAAGCCTCGAAGCTGTTCTCGGGCACCGATCCAGCAGACCTCACGACCCTCGAATCCGCACCGACCAACACGACGCTCAACACCGAGACCCAAGCGGGAACCATTGAGACGAGCGCACTCTTCGGGTCAGCGATTCTGTTTACGCTGACGACCATCTTCACCGTCCCCGGGGTCAATCCTTTCTACGAGTTCGAGGGCAGCAACTTCTCGCTCTGGGAGAAGGTAGTGACGACGGAGACAGCGACCCCGCTTTGGGAGCCTTTGCACACGCAGGAGGACCCAGAGAACCCATCCATCATCACCACCTTCGTTAAGGTCCCGTACTGGCGCACACCGATCGGATTTACAGCGCCTTTTATCGATGAGGCTGAGGAGATGATGGGCCACGAACTCACGGGCGAAGGTCCGAAGGATGTGGTGGCACTCTGCAAGATCAGGGTCTATGCGTGCGAAATGAAGTTCGCCAACGCCATCAGCGGGGACCTTGATGAGAACTGTCTGCCAGTGGACAACTCGACACCCGCACGATGGTTCCCCGCGCTGCAGCCGGGGTTCTACACGCTCGGTCCAGTCGATGAGGTGAGCGTGTGGTCGCTGCTCAGGTCGGTCGGTCCGTCGGGAGAGACCGACCAGATAGCCATGAGCGGACCGTATACCGAGAGCACCGGACTCCCGGAGCGTTGGCTCATCCCGACGACACTCGTTGACGCATGGGACGAGCAGGCGCAACGCATCATCGCTGCTCAGGTGGTGGCAGATGGCGTGCTCAGCAACGAGACGAGCGAGCGCAGGGACTACTACCTCGACACCGAAGTGCAAGTTCCAGTCATGCGGTGCATCAAGCGCAATGGTCAGTGGACGGTGTCCTCGTTCATGTTCGACCCCTTTGCGATGGAGGATCTCGACGGGACCTTTAACCCGCGAGATGCCGAGGAGATGGTCGGCTACATCGACTTTTCCTATACTCCAGCGCCGCCGCAAGGGTCCTACGTCATCGGTGGCACGCCGGAGCTGGTGATGCGAGCACTCACGCAGAGGGACAACTGTGACTTCGACGAGACGCAACCCGATTCGACGCTCAACCCGCTCACGGTTCCGTACTACGCAGGGGGATGGCGCATCAAGCCGCGAGGGTTCTTCTCGACTGACTGGGTCCACGACCGTGTTTACGGCACAGCAGAGCAGGAGTGCGGTGGACAGACCTACGTGACCCTGACGGCCACCGAAGAGAACGCTTCGACATGGCACTCAAACGCCGAACCGCTCGACGTTTACAAACCCGCAGAGACGCTTTTCCACTTTCCGCGCAACGGTTACCAGCTGCCTCACGGTCTGCCCGGGTTCCAGTTCGTTAGCGAGGACGCAGTGCCACCACCCGAACCATGTCCCGAACCATGACCATTCCACGACTAAAGACAGGAGGCACGCTGGCGCGTGTGGTGAACCAGATCATCGACTACCTGCCACGATTGCGCGTGCAGTCAACCCCGCAGCTGCAGGTTGACCACACACCCCGGGGTCAGGTCATTCGCTATCTGCAGACCAACACGGTCGCAGGCGAGCCGATCGTCCGCATCCACCCGTGGCAGGTCGTGCCGCAAGGCGGACTCAGCGACCAGATTGACGTTTACTGGGGGACGGTTGGCGGGCAAGAGGACTTCGCTGAAAACAAAAAAGCGTTCACCGTCAGCGGGAACTCGAGGGTCGTCGTCCAGTGGCTTCTCGAGGTCAGCGCCTCGACCGCAAACGGAGTCTCTGGTGTGACGGTGAGCGTCGAGTCAGTCGATGACCCGTTCTCCACGATTACCATTGAGGGCGAGGGCATCAGGTACAAGGCACTCCTCGCACTCGTCAACGTGGTCGATGGCGCACTGGTGGTAACTCAGACAGTCAACAATCACATCCCCGCGATCCCCTGACGGTTGATGAACCACTCTTAAGTGAATGCTCACGCTCACCGTCGCTCTCGACTCTGGCCTCGTCTACGTTGGCGGTCTACGCCGCTCAGACGACCAAGAGGTGCTGCTCCGAAATGGCGACGTGATACCGACCGCCATCGAGTTCCGGAACACCATATCGAGCACTTCGACCGTCGACATGGGGTCATCCACCGGACTCAGGTTGAGCGTCAAGCCAAAGGGTGACTTTGATGCCAACCCGCTGCTCTCGTTCGCTGACTTCACCCGTACCGTCAACGGGTCAGCCATCGACTACCGAGCGACGTTGAACACCGCGTCAGGTGGCATTGACCGACTGCTCGGGATCGACCCTTTCAACGTGGCGGAAGTGGTGGCCATTCAAACCACATCGACCACTGCTGATGGTGTTTACTTTGACTTGGCAGACGCCTCGGGACCCGTTCGGGTGTGGATGGGCGTGGCATCGACGACCGCACCGGAGACGCCTACCGGGGGACGTTTGCTCAAGGTCACGACGGTCGGCACCGAGAACGCCGCAGCAATGGCCACCAAGATCGCGACGGCCATCGATGCTGACGCTTCATTCTCCGCCTCTGTGGTGTCTGACGTCGTGACGGTGACGTCCTCGACCTATGGCCAACGCTCGGCACCGCATTGCCGCTCGTCAGGCTACGGTGTGACGGTACTCGTCGCTGGTGGGGATGAGACGGTCACCGATGTGTCATCAGTGGTGCTGCAGGCTGAGATCGCGTGGTCCTACTCAGGCAACCTGACGACGACCCGAGCACTGCGCTGGAAGGTCGAGAACACTAACCGTCGAGCGTCTCAGCCTGTCTCGATGCCTTTTTTCGACTCGTCCAACATCGCCGCATCAGCGGTGCTCTTCACCGCTCAAAGCCTGACCTCACCCCAACAAGCTCAGGCACGAGCGAACATTGGAGCAGGGACCCTCATCGGAGGCACCGCGACCGATGGTGACGTGGTCGGTGTCGTCTCGGGGTCAACAGTTTATACCTCATTGGCAGCACTCGGTGCAGCCGTCGACGGTGGCCAAGTTTAACAACGCAAAGCAATGCCTAACACAATCCAACTCAAACGCCGACTCGCCTCAACCGGAACCTCCGGTGCCACCCTCTCGACCGCCGAACTCATGTGGCAAGAGTTCGACAATCAGCTCCTCATCAAAAAATCAACTGGCGATATCATCCCCGTTGGCGGTGAAGGTTCGGCCACGTCCGAGGGGATGGTCACAACGGCCAACCGCAACCAAACCATCGCAGGGACAAAGACCGTCTCTGGCACGCTCAACATCACCGGAGCACTGCAGATTGGAGGGACACAAGTCACCGCTGACGCCGCCGAGTTGAACAAGCTCGACGGGGTGACGGCAACGACCACCGAACTCAACACCGTCGCCGGGGTGACAGCCGGAACCGCCAGCGCGAGCAAGGCTCTCGTGGTTGACTCGTCCAAGAACCTCAACATCGGGACAGGCCTGATCTCGACAACCGGAGTGCCGACCGCAGACGCTCATCTCGCGAACAAAAAGTACGTTGATGACGTCGCGCAAGGCCTCGACGTGAAGGCGTCTGTCCATGTCGCAACGACCGCCGCACTTGCTGCGTGCACCTACAACAACGGGTCGTCGGGCGTTGGCGCAACGCTCACCGCTGACGCAAACGGAGCACTCACAATCGACTCCCACGCCGTCAACGCTGGAGAATACGTCTTAGTCAAAAACCAAGTGGCAGGCCTCCAGAACGGCCTCTATACGGTGACCAGCGCAGGTGCTGTTGATGCGCCATTCATCCTCACTCGCCGCGCCGACTCCGACACAGGCACGGAACTCTCTTCCGGTTCGTTCGTCTTCGTCGAGCAAGGGACGACGAACGGATCAACGGGTTGGGTGGTTTCCACATCAGGCGCAATCACGATCGGGACGACGGCCATCACATGGACGCAGTTCTCGAGTGCAGGCATCGCTGACGCAGGCGATGGTCTGCAAAAGACCGGGACGACCTTCTCGGTGAAGACAGCATCGTCCTCGCGCATCGCTGTTTCTTCAGGGGGCGTTGACCTCGCGACAACGGGCGTGACAGCAGCATCAAATCAGGTGCTATTCACCGTCGATGCCTACGGGCGGATTACCTCCGCTTCCAACACGATCGGCGCGAGTGCCGGCGTGAGTATCGACTGCGGCGAAGTTTAAGACCTCATGCCCAACTTCATCCGGAACCTCCGCAAGAACTCGAGCGGGTTGCCACCTGTTGGTGACTACCCGACCGGGGTCATCCTGCTCAACACAGCAGACCAGAGCCTCGCGTTTCCCAACGCAGCGGGGACTGATTGGATCGTGCTGACGGGTTCGGCATCCAGTCCATCTTTCGCGCTCACGCAGGACACCTTCACGGGAACCGGAGCGCAGACCGCATTCACCACCAGCTCGACCGACTCAACCGACGCTCACTTCATCGTGGCCGTCGGTGGGGTGATGCAGACCGCAGGCACCGACTACACGGTGACGAACGGGATCGTCACATTCACGACCGCACCAGCAAGCGGCGAGAAGGTAAACGTGCTCGTCGCATCGGGTGGTGTGGCAGGTGCACAAGGGCCAGCAGGGGCAACTGGCGCATCAGGTGCACAAGGGATTCAAGGTGCAACTGGGTTAACTGGAGCGACTGGTCCTGCGGGGTCCGGTGGTGGAGGTGGCATTTCTCCTTGGCAGAGTGGAGACACTTACGAGATCGGAGATTTGGTTTCTGACTTCGATCAGTTTTACGTTGCAACCGACGCATCACAGGGCCAACAGCCATATCAAAATCCCGCCAAGTGGAAATTGCTCAACAGAGCATCCCGTGCGTTGGGCTACACGAGATACTTTGCAGGTGATTTCGTAACTGAATACGGGCGACTCTACACATTGATCGGATCAACTGGCAGCAACACTGACTATCCACCATCCGCAGGTGCAACAACGTGGGAGAATGCATCAATCCAACAGTGGATTGAGGGGCCGTTTTACTACTTAAACTCGATAGTTATTTACCAAGATACGCTCTGGCGTTGCATTCAAGCGCATGCTGGAAACACTTCGATTTATCCGCATCCTAGTTCGCAGCACTGGAGTTCGATTTATGGAGTTCAGGGCGCAACCGGACCTGAAGGACCGACTGGATTGACAGGGGCAACGGGGCCGATTGGACCAACCGGTGCAGGCGAAGCTGGACCAACTGGTGCCACCGGACCGACCGGAGCAACTGGACCTGAGGGACCAACTGGTGCTGGAGTGCAAGGTGCAACCGGAGAAGCTGGACCAATCGGAGCAACTGGTGCAACCGGAGATGGACAAACCGGAGCAACTGGTGCAACTGGACCTGAGGGTGCAATCGGAGCGACTGGCATCACGGGACCGAGCGGGGTTGGTCCGCAAGGCGAACAAGGCGCAACGGGCGCAACGGGGCCGGAAGGTGCAACAGGACCAAGCGGATCTGGAGCAACAGGTCCGACAGGCGAGATGGGCGCAACAGGTCCGACAGGCATCAGTGGGCCAACTGGTGCAACTGGCGCGACTGGTGATCTTGGAGCCACCGGGATGATAGGGGCGACGGGGTTGATCGGGACAAGTGGTGACACAGGACCGATGGGGGCGACCGGGGCCACCGGATCTGGCGAAACAGGTGCAACGGGCGCGACGGGTGAGACGGGCGCAACGGGCGCAACAGGAACAGTCTGACGTTGTCCGCGAGACCGTGAGACCCCTAGGCTGAAGAGGATGACAACTCTTCACTGCCTAGGGGTCCCGCACACCGTGACGCATCCTGACTATTCAGCGTGTGCATTCACCCAAAAAGTTCTGAAGTTCTTGGAGATGTTCAAGGACTCGGACCAGTACCGCACGATTCACTACGGACACCCGGACTCCATCACCGCCGCTCACGAGCACGTCAACGTCACATCTCGTGACATCCTCCAAGAGACCTACGGGGACTACGACTGGCGCAGAAACCAGTTCAGGCACTCCTCGCAAGACCTCGCGCATAAAGCGTTCAACCTCATCGCTGGCGAGGCTGTTAAACGACGCAAGACGCGGGGTGATCTGGTGCTCGCGTTCTGGGGAGGGACGCAGGAGGCAACGAAGATCGCCAACGCTCAAGGTGACCTGATTGTCGTCGAGCCGGGCATCGGCAGCGGCCACGCCTTCGCGCCTTTTCGATGCTACGAATCCTATCCTCTCAGGTCAGCGTTTGTCGGCACTGAGGGCGTTTCCTACTGCAACCCGAAGTGGTACTGGCGGGTGGTGCCCAACTACTTCGACACGCGCAACTTCGACCCCACACAAAAGCGTGAGGACTACGCACTCTTCATCGGTCGCCTCGGGACCAACAAGGGGTTGGACATCGCCATCGATGCGTGCAAGCGGATGGGAATCAGGCTCAAGGTGGCTGGCCAAGGTGGACCCGAGGGCATCGGTTTGAAGGAGTGGCCGGAGCACGTTGACTTCGTTGGATATGCTGGCATCGAGGAGCGTAAAGAGTTGATGGCTAAGGCTCAGTTCGGGTTTCTTCTCTCGACCTACTGGGAGCCATTTGGCGGGACAGCCGTTGAGATGATGCTTTCGGGATGCGTGCCAATCTGTTCCGACATGGGGGCCATGACTGAGTACATCGTGGACGGTGTGAACGGGTTCCGCTGCTCGACGATGGGCGACATCCTGCGAGCGATCCGGATCGGCTACCGCATCAACCGCTCGAAGATGGTCGCGTTTGCTCAGGCGAACTTCTCCCTCGAAGCTGTCAGGCCAAAGTTCGAGCGTGCGTTTGCTGATTTCCGCGACGTGTTCAGCGGGGCGGGTTGGTACGAGGACCACAATCGGCCTTTCACCGTCGGCTACGGGCTGGACTACTCGCCTCTCGGTTGATGGCGCGCCTTTAAGTGACGGGCTTATGCAAAAGGTCTCAAACAACCTCCTCAACGACGCAACCGCGACGGGTAAAAGCCTGATCGCCGCGACCGACGCAGCCGCCGCACGGACCGCGCTCGGCCTTGCCACCGTGGCATCCTCGGGATCGTACAACGACCTCACCGACAAGCCGACCTCGATCGGGGTGACGTTCGCGAAAACAAAGATTGTCGGGGTGGACGCTCAAACCATCCAAGGCTGCATCGACTTAGTGACAGGTGCCACCGGATTAAACCAAACCCAGATCCTCATCCCGCCGGGGGTCTACAACGAAAACCTGACGCTCAAACCCTGCGTTTCTCTCGCGTCCACCGGAGGAAACAACGGACAAGGGTCCGTGGTGAGGATCAATGGATATCACACCTGCCAAGGGTCCGCGACCGCCGGAGATTCCATTCTCGAACTCAACGGTTTGCGCCTCGACACCACCACCACCAACCCCGTACTGACGCTCACGGCCAACGGTTCGACCAAGTTTCTCGTTCACATCCAAGACTGCATGATTGGCAACTCCAACAGCAGCACCTCGGTCATTGGTGTTCAAATCAACGCAAACGTCATCGTTCGCGCCGCAAACGTCCGCACCGTAGCAAACTCAACCGCCGGAGCCGGTGGAACTCATTGGGACATCAACGCCGGAAGCCTCTATCTTGAGCGCTGCTCAGGTGAGTTCGGGACTGGCGCGATCTTGATGCGGGGAACCAACGGATCGCTCACGCCCTACGTCGAGGTGAAATGGTCCAACTACATCACCAACGGTTCCAACGCCATCAGCATCACGTCCGCCACGGCGCTGCTCACGATGGGATGGTCCGCGTTCCAGAACCTCGCCACGACGGGCAACGGGATTTCCATCGCCGCGGGATCCGTCGCTGGGGTCTTCGACTCGACCTTCACCGTGACCGCTGGCGCGACAAACTACGTCGTCACGGGAGACGCAGGGAGCGCTTACTACGCCGCAGGAAACAACTACTCGAACGCACCTTATGCGACATTCGAGACCAAAATCAACCCACTTGTCGCTCAGTTTAACTATTCGACTTCGCGCGACGTGCAGGTCGATATTTACAACCGCACTCTGTACCCGAGCGGAAGCGCAACATGGACCAAACCATCAGGCGCAAAATCCGTTCAGGTCACGCTAATCTCAGGCGGTGGCGGGGGTGGATCGGGGCAAAAAGGACCGACGGGAGCAAATCGCGGAAGTGGTGGCGGAGGCGCGGGAGGAGGTCACGTCACAATGACAGTGCGCGCCGATGATTTGCCGTCTTCCGTCACCGTCCTAATCGGAGCGGGCGGTGCAGGCGGTGCAGCACGAACAACCGACGGCAACGGAACCACCGGAACCCGTGGTGGCTCGTCAAAGTTTGGCGACTTAACCTGTTTTGGTGGCGGGGCTGGTGCGGGAGGTGCAACCGCTGGAGCAGGTGGTGGCACAACTGCCCAAAGCGGAAACTCAGGCGGTGCAGGAAGCCCAACAACCACAGGCACGACCGGAGTGCCATCATCCAACACGGTGGCGACCGCTCCCGGCGGTGCTGGCGGTGGAGGCGGCGGAGGACTTGCCGCTGCGGCGACAGGAACAACAGGCGGTGCAAACGGCGGACGAATGCAACACCTTGACCAGCTCGGGGGCGGCGGAGGGCCGACCGGAGCAGACGGTTTCGCTGGCAATGACTCGACCGTTTATCTTTTCGGCGGTGCAGGTGGCGGAGGCGGGGGCGGACGCGTCACAGGCAACGCAGGTGCGGGCGGCGCGGGTGGTTTTCCGGGAGGCGGCGGTGGAGGCGGTGGTGCCGCAGAAGCTGGAAACTCAGGCGCAGGTGGCACCGGGGGCGCGGGTCTCGTCGTCGTGACAACTTATTTTTGATATGCACTACCTAATCGCTCGACTCCTGGAACCCTCAACATGGAGGGGACTTGTTTCCCTTCTGACTCTCGCCGGACTTAAGATCGCGCCGCAAGAGTCAGACGCCATACTGACCGCCGGCGTTTCGGTTTACTCCGCCATCAACATTCTGCGGAAAGAGAAGTGATGGACTGGAAAGCTCTGTTGCCAACGGTCGGTCGCGTGCTCGGTGGTCCTCTCGGGGGCATGGCCGTCGAGGCCGTCGGCAAGGCCATCGGGATGAGCGAACCGACTGCCGCTAAGGTGCGTGAGACGCTCGAGGGAAACACCCTCACGGACGCGCAAATCGTGGCCGTGCGCGAAGCCGACGCGCAGTTGAAGGTGAGGATGCGGGAACTCGAAATCGACCTCGAGAAACTGGCCACCGAGGACCGCGACAGCGCACGGTCGATGCAGGCGAAACTGAACAGTCGCGTGCCTTCCATCCTCGCACTGGTCATCACGACCGGATTCTTCGGTGTCCTCGCGGGTCTCCTGACCGGGCACTTCGACCTATGGGATAACGCGGGGATCACAATGCTCATCGGGTCGCTCGCGACCTCGTGGGGGATGGTCGTCTCGTTTTATTACGGGTCAGCGGCTAACATTGGCGGGAGACCACCGGAGAAAAAATGAACCTCAAGGAGTACGGCATCGACATCGCTTTTTTGTGCGCCGGGCTTTTCGGTGCGGTGCTCACCACGGGCAAGGATGCCGCACGCAACCTCGGGAGCACCATCTCCTCACTCGTGGCCGGGGCTGCAGCCGCGAACTACCTGACACCCGTCGTCGTCCAGTTCGTGAAGGTCGAGGGCGAGCGCACGCAGTACGCCATCGCGTTTCTCCTAGGGTTCGTCGGTCTGCGAGCTGTTGAGTTCGCGAGCCGACGGTTGATACCACACCCCATTACAGAGGACCACCATGACCCCGAACCTGTTAACACTCGCAAACGGAGCCGCTAACGCACTCATCGCGGCGGGTGGGATCGCGTTCGTCTTGTTCGTCTTTGGCCGGCCAGAGTCGAAGATCTACGAGTCTCCCAAGATCGCGAAGCTGATGAAGCTCGGGCTGTCGCTCGTGTCGGTCGGGGCGCTGCTCAACATCGTCACGTTCTCCACGCCGCCTGTCTCGGAGATCGTGCTGAACGCAGGACTCGGTCTCACCTTCGTCCTCGCCGCCGTCTGGCACTTTCGCACCTTTGTCCGCCATCACGAACCACCGCAAACCGATGAACCTAAACGACTCAAGCCCGCACGACCTGCTCGTGGTGCCAAGCGTCAACGCCGCAGCACTGATGCTTAGCTTGGCTGACGTGCACCAGCTCGTCGGCATCGGTGCCACGCTGGCCGCGCTGGTCTACACCGTGATGAAAATCATTCAACTTTATCGTACATGGAAATGACCCTCTCAGACCAAGGCAGGAAGCTCCTTCTCGACTTCGAAGTGGGAGGTGGCGAGCCGTATTACCGCAAGTTCTTGAGCCGTCCTACGTGGCCGGGCGAGGCATCCGGGGTGACGATCGGTGTCGGGTTCGATCTCGGTTACAACACTGAGAGCCAAGTGCAAGAGGCGTGGTCGTCACTGGCTGACTCGAGCCTCGAACTGCTCAAAGGATCCATCGGCGTCAGGGGCGAGAGTGCACGCCTGTGGCTGTCGTCGAGGCCAATGGTCCGCGACATCGAGGTGCCGTGGGAGAAAGCATTGGAGGTATTTGAGAGAATCACCGTGCCACGCTTTTACCTGCAGATGCTCAGGATTTACCCGCAGGCGGAAACGCTACCAGCACCAGCTCGGGATGCTCTGCTCTCGCTCGTGTTCAACCGCGGGACTGCTCTCGCTGGCGATCGTCGAGCCGAGATGCTCGGGATTCAGAACTGTCTACGAGACGGCAGGACGCACGACGTGCCTGAGCTGCTCAGGTCGATGAAGAGGTTGTGGCCGAACACCGCAGGACTGCAAAAGCGCAGAGACGCCGAGGCTGACCTCTTTGAGCGTGCGGTCTAACCATCTGCGTGCTAAAGGGTCGCAGCGATGCAACCCGACCCCATTGACGCAACCTTTGACTGGTCACCTGAAGACCTGGACACACCAGCCGAGACACTGGCCGACCGATTCGGCGTCTCGCTTTCGACCGCGCAACGCATTGTCGAGTGGCATCAGGCCGAGCTGGCAAGCGTTGAGGACCGTCACTCACACGCTGCTTCTGCTGGCCATCTGCATCGGATCCTCGCGTGGATGCTCGGTCCCGGGGATGCCAAGGCAAAGGCCGTCGCTCTCTGCTTTGCGGCTGACCTGCAACCCCTGATCGGGTGGCACAACCTCTCAGATGCCGCCGCAGACCTCGGGACGACGTCGGCCAATCTCTCCAAGTTGCAGACGGAAATCCAAGCGTGGCTGGCACTTCCGGAGACGCAGTGGAACAAGACCAAGTACAAGTTCAAGCAGTCCAACCCGCCCATTCTCAAGGAGATGCCGACGGTCGAGAGGGTCGCACACTCTTTCCGAAGATGGCATCAACGCGTTGACGTGTCGCGACTTACGCCGGATCAGATAAGCCGCATCATCAGTTCACTTTCCGAGATTGTACGATTCACGCAAAGCCTCGAGACACAATGACTTAGCGCACGGTTGACGACCATTCTCCCACGTGAGACGATGCTCGCACGTTCATCCGGTCGCTTGATCGGTTGTCTGGGTTGTCCGATGCGGGTGAGTGAGGTCACCCGCATCGGTAAACGCCTCGAACTCAACGAGTTCCGTGGGCATAAAAAAAAGAGAAAAAAACTGTAGACAGAAAACGAGAACTGTTGTTTACTGGGTGCAGTTGAGGGGCGGAGACCCCGAGACGAAACAACAAACCAGACCAAGAAAATGAAAACACCCTATCAAAAAGCATTAGCAGGCGAATGGATCACAGACGCAGACATTGCGAAGATGGTCCGCCAAGCACTGAAGAAAGCCTTTCCAAGCACCAAGTTCTCAGTCCGCACAAAGCATGCGATCAGCGTGAGCTGGAGCGATGGGCCGACACACCGCGAAGTCAAACAAGTGGTGAAGGTGTACGAGACAAAAAACTTCGACCCTATGATCGATATGAGCTTCAGATCGTCTCTGTGGCTTTACGAAGACGGTTCAGCGTCATTCGCGCACACCAGCGGAACGGTGGATTCTATGGGCACAGTGCAGGAGGTAATCGGTTCAGCACAACATCCGAGCGGGGTCCTAGTGGATAACATCTCAGCCGTTTATATCTCATGCTACCGGGAGCAATCCGAGCAACCTGTGAATGCCTAACACGTCACCCTCGCCCCTTCGGGGGCGCATCAACCCCAACAACCCCTAACCAACACCAACACCATGTTCAGTTACCCACACAAACTAACGCCTGAGGAGACTCGGCTAATCAATGCAATCAAGAAATTGGAGCATCACCACGTTCGGCTCTCGCAAGGTAACGCGTCGGCAATGATTGCCATCAGCAAAAACAATTCCGTTAAACTGTTGAGCATCTGGCTTGGGCGCAATGCCACCATCGCAAACCTGCAAAATGTCCTCAACCCCAACAACCCCTAACCACCTCACACCATGACAACCACATCCAAAACCATCCAAGGTGCCATCCTACTCGGTCTAGCTAGCATCGACTTTGTCATGCTGGCCACCGTCCAGTTCGACACATTCGCCGCCGCGTTCGGGATCCTAGGCATCATATCGACCGGAATCGGCTGGCACTACGTCCTCACCGCATCAACGGAGGGCGAGCAATGACCGCCTCGACCGTCATCCACAATGGTCGCGAGTGGGTCCTACTCGCTCCGGAAGACTACGCGACCCTGATCCCCGCAGCCGAGGCCGCGCTCAGCATCGCGCAACGTCTCCTCATCACCAAGCGCATCGAGACCCCGCACGGTGACCTGATGCTCGCGCCGAGCAAGAGGTGCCGCCGATGCAACGGGGACAAGCCATCAAAGCGTGGCCAGCGTTACTGCGAGCCATGCTCTCGAATCAGCCGCATCGAGTCGGTCAAGGCCTACTGGCAAAGGAGGAGCAAATGATCGCCATCGACCCCGGGGTGGCAGGTGGGTGGGCATACGACATGGAGAGCGGGATCGTCGAGTGCTGCAAGATGCCAGAGACCGACGGGGACATCCTCACGGGCCTTCGCAACCTCTACGCTGTAGGCCACCGTGAGATCCGGATGGAGCTACCAGCCAAGGCCATTTTCGGGGCGGGTCACTCCTCGCTCGCAGTCCTCCACCGCAACGTCGGGTTCATTCAAGGGGTGGCGATGGCTCTCGGGTTCTCTCTCCTGCTCGTCCAACCGAAGGCGTGGCAGAGGGTCATCGGCATCTCGAAACGACCCGGGGAAGAGCAGAGGAAATGGAAAAACCGACTCAAGGAGGAGGCACAACGCAGGTTTCCCGGCCTCCATATCACTTTGAGCACAGCTGACGCGGTGCTCATCCTCGCCGCTGGATTAGCGGCAAAAAACCAAACCAGACAATAACATGAACACAGAAAACAAACCACTAGCCCTATTTGCTGGGGTGAACGACCCCGTAGGGGCCGCAATGCAACTCGGTGAGGCGTTCGCGTCCTCAGGGATGTTCGGCTGCACCAAACCCGCGCAAGGGGCAATATTGGCGCTCCAATGCCTAACCTCGGGCCTGACACCATTCGAGGTCACCCAGACCTATCATCTGTTGGACGGTAAGCTGTCCATGAAAGCCGACGCAATGCTCGGACGGTACAAGGCCGCAGGTGGCAAGGTCATCTGGGGGACGCGCACCGCCGAACGAGTCAAGGCTCGGTGGATCCACGGAGAGAATGACCTCGAGATGGAGGTGACGATGCAGGAGCTGGTGGCCAACGGGGTCGCTCTTGGCAAGGGGGGCGAACTGAAGGAGAACTACAAGCGGCATCCAAGGCAAATGCTGACCGCTCGCCTAATCTCGGAGGCCGTCAGACTACTCGCACCGGAGGTCGTTTCGGGCATCTACACACCCGAGGAAGTGAGCGACTTCGGACCCGTCGAGAGGGTCGAGAGGGTCGAAAAACCCGCTCGCGTTCAGGTCGTCGAGCCGGAGGCATTGCCACCCGCCGAGGACCCGGAACAAGAGTTCAAGGACCTTCTCGGGGAGCATTACGACGCGGCACTTACGTTCTTCAACACGGGCGAGATCTCCACCCTCGCCGCGAAGGTGCAGAAGGACATCCGCACCAGAACCGCTGACCTCATCGCTAAACTGTAACAGACTATGTTCAAAGTCGATAGAAACGCAGCACCGGAATCCTCATGGATCAAGACCCCGGGCATCTACTCTGGAACCATCAAGTTCCCGAGCGAAATCGAGTGCACGCCAAAGGGCGAAACGAAGATCAGGCTCGAGTTCGTGACCGAGTCGGGGGCGAAGGCCACCGACGACATCATCAACGCTGAGAGCCTGTGGTGGAAACTCAACGTCCTGCTCGCCGCAGCCGACCCCGACGGAAGCAAGATCAACATCCCGAACGGGCAGAGTGCGGACTTCAGCAAGAACTCGAACTTTATCGAGTTCGTCCGGAAGTTCGACGGTCTCGCGGTGACCTTTGCGGTTTATCTCGAGACATACCAAAAGAAGGATGGCTCACCGGGGACGGCCACACGGCTCAGGCCGATGGACCCGCGCAAGGGCAAGATGCAACTCCCCATCAAGGCTCTCGAGCAGATTAAAAAAGCCGAGGACGAAGCTGAAGGACCGGATGAGGTGCCGTTTTGAGCCATGCAACCACAACAACTTGACAACCTAATGCGGAAAGCGATGGACAAGATTGACGCAATGAAAGAGGTCCGCTCGGTGCTGGAATCGGCATGGTTTCGCACACTGGTCCGCGAGATCGTGCGAGATGAAGTCATCGACGAACTGAGAGACCAAGGCAAAAGCCCTGACTCGCTCACCTTTGAGATTCGATTCCTCAGGCGCGAACTGGAGGCGCTCACAAAGCAGCTGGCCGATGCAAGGGAGGACGGCGAATGAACACGACCGACAAGCCTGCCTTCATCGAGGACGCACACCACCTGACGCGCTACCTGTTCGATGTGTGGAGGATGGTCAACAAACCGAACGAAGAGCGGGACTGGCTATACCATGCAAGCCTCGAGGACTTCCGGTTCGACAGGTTCGCCGCCGCCATCAACCGCAACCTGCGCGAGTTGGCCACGCATCCACGCTCGGACGCGGTCGAAGCGTTGACTCGTCAGGCGGTTGAGATGATTAAGCGCGGGATTCACACTGCGCAGCCGCTCGACCCGTTTGTGGCTGTTCTGCAGGACCTCGAGACCGCACTCCTCAACCAGAACCAATCATGAACAACCTCCACCGCCTCGGGGCCGGGCTAATCGCCGCCGCACTAGTGGCCGTGTTTGTCGGCCTCGTCGCGGTGGGCACCAAACACAACCTCAAATGAATGCTCTTCCAACCTCTACCCTCCATTGGAGGGACGCAAACCTAGAACTCCCACGGCGTGACGTGCCGGTCATCGTTGCCGTCGTCGAACGGGGGCGCGAGTTCTGCGCGATCAGTCACCGATTAAGTAAAGGCTGGGCTAACATCAAAGCACCTGCCGCCGTGGTCTACTGGGCCGCATTGCCACCTCCACCCGCGATGCTCGAGCTATGAGTTACTCAACATTTCTCGAGGGCAAAACACAGCTGCAAGGGGATTTCGGTTTTGAGCCTCTCGTCATTCCTGAGTTCTTGTTTCCGTTTCAGAAATCACTTGTCGAATGGGCAATCCGACGAGGCCGAGCCGCCATCTTCGCCGATTGTGGTATGGGCAAGACCCCGATGCAGCTGGTGTGGGCGCAAAACGTCGTCCAGAAGACAGGCAAACCCGTCCTTATCCTAACGCCGCTAGCAGTCGGTGCTCAAACCGTTCGAGAGGCTCACAAGTTCGGAATCGATGCCGCACAGTCTCGCGACGGCAAGATTGCCGCACCTATCACGGTCACCAACTACCAGCAGTTACACAAGTTTGATTGGCAACAGTTTGGCGGCGTGGTCTGCGATGAATCGAGCATTCTCAAAAACTTCGACGGCAAAATAAAAGCCGAGGTGACTGACTTCATGCGCAAGTTGCCGTATCGCTTGCTCTGCACGGCAACCGCTGCTCCAAACGATTACATCGAGTTGGGAAATAGTGCCGAGGCACTCGGTGAACTTGGATTCATGGATATGCTCAGTCGCTTCTTCAAAAAGGCCGAAACGACCTTAAGCCGAAGCGAAGAGTTCAGGTCGAACATTTATCGGTTCCGGGGGCACTCAGAGAGAGACTTCTGGAGGTGGGTATGTTCATGGGCAAGAGCGGTTCGCAAACCCTCCGATGTCGGCTTCTCAGATGAGGGATACAAACTTCCACCGCTTGAAACTTTTGAGCACGTCATTCAAGCGGCAAGGCCGAGGGAGGATTTGTTGTTCGACCTTCCAGCGATCAGTTTGCAGGAGCAAAGAGAAGAGAGGCGTCGAACATTGAACGAACGATGTGAGAAGGTTGCTTACCTAATCTCAGCAACAAAAGAACCCGCTGTCGCATGGTGTCACCTCAACGATGAAGGACACCTGCTAGAGAAACTCGTTCCCGATGCGGTAGAGGTTGAAGGCAGTGATTCCGATGACTTCAAGGAGGAAACCTTTGAAGCATTCGCAAATGGTCAAATCCGAGTTCTGATTTCAAAACCCGTCATCGCTGGATTCGGTTTGAACTGGCAGCACTGTCGGCACCAGACATTTTTCCCGTCGCACTCGTTCGAGCAGTATTACCAATCGATCCGTCGATGCTGGCGATTTGGCCAACAAAAGAGCGTCAAGATTGACATGGTATCGAGCGAGGGAGAGCGCGGAATCCTCGCGAACCTAAGCAGGAAAGCAGAAGCATCCTCGCGGATGTTTGAGCAACTTTGCGAACTCATTAACAACGAGTTACGCATCATTAAGCAGAACAAACACACCCAAAAACAAACAAACCCCGTATGGTTATAGATCAAACCCTCACAAACGATTACGCACTTTACAACGCAGACTGCATCGAAGTGATGCGCTCGCTTCCCGATGACACAGTGGACTTGTCTGTCTATTCGCCGCCATTTTGCGGACTCTACAACTACAGTTCGGACCCGATGGATTTATCCAACTGCCGCGACTACTCAGAGTTCTTCGTCCATTATGGCTATGTGGTTGCGGAACTTGCGAGACTGACCAAGGCTGGACGCATAAGCGCGGTTCATTGTATGGACGTTCCCGGAACTGGCAACGGTGAGACGGCGAGGATGGGATGCGGGGCCAATGTTGGCACAGGTCTTATTGACTTCCCCGGCGACATCATTCGCCTCCACGAAAAGCATGGGTGGCAGTTCTGTGGCCGACGGGCCATCTGGAAAGAACCGCTCGGGGTTCGATTGCGCACGATGGCTAAGGGATTAGCGCACGCTCAAATCGTCGAAGATTCTACCCTCTGCGATGTCGCTGGGGCTGATTACCTGTTGATGTTTCGTCGCCGTGGCGAAAATCAAATCCCAGTCGCGCATCCCACTGGCCTTCACTCTTATGCTGGAGAGCGAGTGATTCCGCATGAGCTTCAGCAGTATAAAGGGCACAAGGGTAAACAGACTGAGAACCGTTTCAGTCATTGGATTTGGCGTCAGTATGCGAGCAGTTTTTGGGATGATGTGCGCATCGACCGAGTTCTTCCTTACCGAGAGAGCCGGGAACCCGACGATGAGCGTCACGTTCACCCGTTGCAGCTTGATGTTATCGAACGCGCCTGTGTCCTCTGGTCAAATCCCGGAGAGGTCGTCTTCACCCCGTTTATGGGAGTCGGTAGTGAGGTTTACGGGGCGGTGATCAATAATCGCAAAGCAATCGGAGTCGAACTCAAATCAGCCTACTACAAACAGGCTGTAAAAAACCTCGAGTCGGCAAAGAACCATCGCGAACAGCAGGAAATGTCTTTTGAGCAATGAGTCTCGAAACCATCTCCAACGGCATCCTCGCGGGGATGCTCTCCGAACTCGCGAGGAAAAAGAACCCCCACTCGGACATCCCCGTTCTCGCCATCGTGCAGGACGGAAAACGAACCTTTTGCGCTCCTACGCACCGCCTCGGGCGAGGCTGGCAGGGCGTAAAACCACCCGCCCAGATCATCCGCTGGGCACCAATGCCAAAACCACCAACCGTAGAAAACCAATGAAAATGAGAGAACAGATTGATCACCTAACCTGCGAGCTGGACGAAGTCCGTGCGGCATTCGAGGACGTGTGGGGGACCGTGTCCCTTTACCTGTCCGAGGAGCAGATTGAGAATGTAAAAACCTATCACGCCGAAGAGTTTACAATCCTAGAAGGGAGCAACCAATGAACGAAGAACTGCTTAGAAATGGCTCACCGGAGGAACTGGTCGAGACGCTCGTGCGAGAGATGGCGGTGTTGACGGTGAACTTTGCGAAGCTGACCCGGAAGGCTCAGGAACTTCACCAGCACGTCGGCCACCTCGAGGACAAACTTGAGGAGGCACTCAAGGCCGCGAAGCCGATGACCCTCGTCGAGCGGGGGAAGCACAAGGCACTGCAGATGATGTATGATGCCGCGCTCGAGGAGATTAAGCGCCTCTCATCGTCCAACTGACCTCGGAGCAGGTCGAAAAACAACCCATGCTAACACCCTACGAACGTGCCGCATCCTACGCGGCAAAAGTGCCCGGGGCGGTCTCTGGTCAGGGTGGCCACTCGGCCACCTATGACCTTGCCAGAGTACTGGCTCACGACTTCGCCTTGAGCGAGGGGGAAAGCCTCCAGATCCTCGAACAATGGAACCAGCGATGCTCGCCACCGTGGTCCCGCAAAGACCTCGAACACAAGGTCCGACAAGCCGCGACGAAACCTCACAACAACCCGCGAGGTTCGAAGCTGGACACGCACCAGACGGTCAGCGCCACCGGAAGATTCATCATCAACCGAAACGCGGCACCCGTTGACCTGACGGGCGATGACTCGTCAGCCTCGACCATTCGCTTCCTACGCGCCGCGTTCCTGCCGGGGGAGCTGGTGTGCATCTGCACTCAGGCTCTCGAGGGCGAGGACGGCAAGCACCGTCCCGGATCGCATGGAACCTTCAAGCCGCTCGAGTGGTTCGTGGACCAGATCGAGCAAGGAGACAACCCGTTCACTTGCGCCTCGGCCTCTGGGCGATGGATCCGCATTAACCCGTACCGCAGCGAAAGCACTACGGGGGCGGACTCCAACGTGAGCGCATACCGCCACGTCCTCATCGAGTTCGATGACCTACCCGAGGCCGACCAGCTGGCCACGCTCAAGGGGTCGAACCTGCCGCTCACCGCCATCATCTCGAGCGGTGGACGGTCGTTTCATGGCTGGGTGCGAGTGGACGCACCGGACAAGGCAACTTGGGAGGCACGTCGGGACTTGGTTTACCAGTACCTTGAGGACGCGGGGCCGTGTCCGGCGAACAAGAACCCCGGCAGGTTCTCGCGCCTTCCGGGATGCAAGCGGGGCGACCAGTGGCAACGCCTGATCTCCCTGAGAGAGGGACCCGAGACGTGGGAAGAGTTCGAGGTGTGGCTCAGGCGCAGAGACCTGCCACAGGTGATGACGTGGGACACCCTCAAGGAAATCCCCATCATGCCGGACCCAACGTGCATCCTAGGTGAGCGGTGGTTATGCAAGGGTGGAAGCCTCACCATCGTCTCCTCGTCGGGCGTTGGGAAGTCTTCGTTCTGCCTTCAGTTTGCGACAGCAATGGCCACGGGCACCCCGTTTTTCGGGATTGCACACCCCGACGGAAAGCCGATGAGGGTCGGGATCATCCAAGCGGAAAACGACTGGGGCGACGTGCTCGAAGCCATGTTCGGCTCGGTCCAGTGGCTCTTGTCAGCAGGCCGAGGAACGGTAGGTGCAGGACAGTTGCTCAACGAAAATCTAAAACTGTTTCGGGAGAACACGAAGACGGGGAACGTCTTCCTCGGGATCCTGCGCCAGCTCATCAAAGAGCACCGGCTGGAGGTTATCATCATCGACCCGCTCATGGCGTTTTTCGGAGGCGACGTGAACGACCAGAAAGGGATGAGTGTCTTCCTGCGGAACACCCTGCAACCCATCCTCGAGGAGACTGGGTGCGTCGTGGTGCTCATCCATCACACCGCCAAACCGAAATCCGATAAGGCCCAATCCTCAAGCGAGGTGGCCTACCTCGGAGCAGGGTCGAGCGAGCTAACCAACTGGTCTCGCGAGGTCGCTGTCCTGCAACGTGAACCCGACCGGAAGGACGGGAACAAGGCCGCATTCAGCCTGACCCTTTGCAAGCGTGCTGGTCGCTCGGGGATGGTTGACGAGGAGGGAAACAAGCAACCCAAGATCCGAATCGACCATTCCACACAGGGGATTTGGTGGGTCTATGCACCCCCACTTCCTCCCGATTCCGAGCCGGAAAAGAAGGGCAAAAAGGACGGAGAATGGACAGCAAATCGAGACCAAAAAAGCCCCATACCTAAGAGATTTAGGAAGGATG